ACACTTCATATGATATGAAGATGTGTCCAACCCGTGGTAAGTAGCACTACGCAAAGCAATCCCCTATGCGTCAATACGGCCCGCATCGAGGGAACAGTTATCGGTAACATTTTGTATAACTTCATATGATATGAAGCAACATAGATTTTAAGCTACAAAGAAGTTGTGGTGTGTTCAGTCTTAAAATCACGTGACAACTTCTTTGCCACGTAGTTATCCACAGGGGGTTTACCCTTGGTTTTCCGCAACTTACGGCCCGCGTCGAGGGAACAGTTATCAAAGAGTTTTTCTGTATACATGGTGCAAGATGGTATAAGTGGTTTTAGATGTAGGGGTGATTTTGTTAAAAGCGTACATAAGAATTTTGGACGAAAAAAAACCCCCAACCTTTCGGTCAGGGGTTGCGAGGGTCAGGGGTTACTCAGCGATATCGTCACCAGCGGCTTTGAAAAAGTCTACGAATGCATCGTAGAACGTTTCCAGATCATCGTTTTGGTAGCGGGCTTCGATCTCAGCGCATAACACTTGGAAAGACTTTCCCTCACTATGATTGAAGGCAGGGCGGAACAGATCGACGAATGCTTTGCTACCCTTGGTCTTTGTACCGCCTTTGCCTTTGCCCTTACCCTTGGATTGTGCAGGGTTCCATTCGGTCACCGGTTTACCTTCAGTCACTGCCTTACGAAAGGTTGACAGGTAATTTGCCGCAGTGCCCTTGCCAAGGCCACCAGTCACCAGTGCATCAAAAAACGCCGTGGCAATTGCACACTTATTGTTCTGGCCTACCTTGGCCTTGGCCTTGTGCAACTGAATTACACCAGCATTAACGGCTTCCAAACATGTTTGGCGCTTTGCTTCAAAGCCCTTGGCTTCAATAAGTTTGACACCGCATGTAGCAGCAATGGAAGACAGAGAGAGAGTTTCGTTTGTCATAAAGACTTTCATCAGCACAGATTGTTAAGAGTGTATGTATCGGCTGTGCTTTCCCGATCCATGAATATATTACACCACAAAACGCTATAGGTTGCACGGGATAGCACGGAATTGACGGGTAGGGCTTCATATGATATGAAGCAGGGAATGGGCGAGGGGCACCCCCTAGATTGGGCCGGTCATCTGTGGCCAGTGTATGCACTGTGTTGTACTCAAAGGATTACAGCCGCCAATCTAACCCGTGCAAATAAACAAACACTGGCCACCAAATCAACTAACTACAACACCACAACATCTTATAGTGTGTAACTTACTTCGCCCCGGGGACTAACGTTAACACCACAAGATGTTGTAGGGTACCCCCTACGCAAATAACGTGTCGATTTCCTATACCTAACTTAAGAAACACCCCCCGTCACCTTTTTATTTGCAACACCCCCACCCCCTATATAAAATTTTAAAAAGCGTGTACACTTCCGGCACAAATTGGAGCTACAAACCGCGCCATGATATTAGTTACACCTGAATTAGACGTACCAGTGCCCTTTTCGCTCACAGCAGAAGAGGCCAGAGACTTGCATGCCCGTGCACAAGCGGCATTCAACACGGTAGAGTTTTTGACAGAGAACGGGATGCAACTTCCCACGGTGACTACCGCAGACAAAAAAGAAGCGCGTGAGCAATTCTTTGAAACCCCAACCGCCGGTAAAGAGATCAGTTCAGCCGCTGCCCTTATCCTCAAGGGAATGCTGGACGAGTACGATGTTGAGGTCGTGCGTAACGCGGCGCAGGTGCGCAACTATGTGAAGATGCGCCTCCTCATGCTGACAGGCTCGGACAAAGAGTCCACCCAGCTAAAGGCGTTGGAGATGCTGGGCAAGATGAGTGACGTGGGCGCGTTTGCAGAACGGGTGGATATCAACGTCACCCACAGAACCACTGAAGAGTTGCAGGCCGAACTGGCTACCAAGTTGTCTTCTTATATGGATGGCATCATTGACGTGGAAGCCAAGCAACTGCAACCCACAGAAGAGAAGTACCTCAACGGTGCACCCGCTGTGCAAGTGATTGACCTAGATGAGGAACTGGGCATGACCGGCAAAGAGTTGGACGAGACGGATGACTGAGGTCGTTGAAAAGACGAAACTTGAATTGGTGCTGGAGAAGCTCCAGACACTGCCGTATGGTCAGCAGCAGATGCTGCTCAAGAAGTTCCCCAAAGATGAGCAGGAAGCCATCGCAGAAATTCTCGATGAGCTAAATACCCGCAAGCTGCGTACCCTAGCGTCCGATGACTTCATGGTGTTCGTGCGGGAGATGTGGCCTAACTTCATCCACGGTCGGCACCACGAGAAGATGGCTAAAGCGTTCGAGCGGGTGGCCAACGGTGAGTGCAAGCGTCTCATCATCAACATGCCGCCACGGCATACCAAGTCAGAATTCGCCTCATACCTGCTGCCAGCGTGGTTCTTCGGCAAGAATCCGGGCAAAAAGATCATCCAGACCAGCCACACTGCCGAACTGGCGGTGGGTTTTGGCCGAAAAGTGCGTAACTTGGTGGACTCTGCTAACTACAAGCGGATATTCCCGTCCCTAGACTTGCAGTCTGACAGCAAAGCGGCGGGTCGGTGGAACACAAACTTTGGCGGGGAGTACTTCGCTATCGGTATTGGGGGTGCGGTGACTGGTAAAGGTGCCGACATCCTGATTATTGATGACCCGCACTCGGAGCAAGAGGCCGCGATGGCCCAGACCAACCCGGAAATCTACGACAAGACGTACGAGTGGTACACATCTGGCCCTCGTCAGCGTTTGCAGCCGGGTGGCTCTATCGTTGTAGTGATGACTAGGTGGTCAAAACGAGATTTGACGGGTCAAGTTGTCAAAGCTGCGGCCCAAAGGTCGGGTGAAGAGTGGGAAGTGATCGAGTTTCCTGCCATTTTGCCCTCGGGTAAACCCTTATGGCCTGAGTTTTGGTCATTAAAGGAGCTTTCTGCCCTAAAAGAGGAACTTCCCAACGCCAAGTGGCAGGCGCAGTACATGCAGTCGCCCACTTCGGACGTTTCTGCCATTGTGAAGCGGGAATGGTGGAAGATTTGGGAGCATGACCGGCCACCGTCATGCGAGTTCATCATTCAGTCGTGGGATACGGCGTTTTTGAAGACAGAACGGGCTGACTATAGTGCATGCACAACATGGGGCGTGTTCTATCAGGACGATGATCTGGGCGTAAACCGGGCAAATATCATCTTGCTCAATGCGTTCAAGAAACGGATGGAGTTCCCCGAGTTAAAGCAGCGGGCGTTTGAGGAATACAAGGAATGGGAAGTCGATAGCCTGATCGTGGAGGCCAAGGCGGCGGGTTCGCCCCTCATATTTGAGTTGCGGGCGATGGGTATACCAGTGCAGGAGTTCACGCCAAGCAAGGGGAATGACAAAATAGCGCGTCTGAATGCGGTGGCTGATATGTTTGCGTCAGGCCACGTTTGGGTGCCTAATACTCATTGGGCAGAAGAACTGATTGAAGAGGTCGCGTCTTTCCCATCCGGTGAGCACGATGACTTGGTTGACTCGATGACACAAGCCCTGCTACGGTATCGCCGTGGTGGGTTTATTCAACTGGCGTCTGACGAGGAAGACGAGCCAAAGTCTTTCCGCCGAAAAGAACCGTACTACTAAGGATGAAACATGGCTATTGAGAAGTCACTATACGCAGCCCCACAAGGCTTGGAAGAACTTGCCGCGATGGACGGCGCGTCTCCTCAGATTGAGATTGAGATCGAAGACCCTGAGTCAGTAACGATTGGCATGGACGGGTTGGAAATTGAGATCGACCCTGATGCAGAAGGGGAAGACGAGTTCAACATCAACTTGGCTGAAGAGATCAGCGAAGAGGTTTTGCAGAGTCTGGCCGAAGATTTGATCAGCGACTATGACGAGGACGTAGCCAGCCGCAAGGACTGGATGCAGACTTATGTCGATGGCCTAGAACTGCTAGGCATGAAGATCGAAGAGCGAACGGAGCCGTGGGAAGGCGCGTGTGGTGTGTTCCACCCCATGCTGTCTGAGGCGCTGGTGAAGTTTCAGTCCGAGACCATGATGGCAACGTTCCCAGCCGCTGGGCCAGTCAAGACCCAGATCATCGGTAAAGAGACCCCTGCCAAGAAAGAGTCTGCCCAGCGCGTGGCAGACGACATGAACTACCAGTTGACGGACGTGATGAAGGAATACAGGCCAGAGCATGAGCGCATGTTGTGGGGTCTGGGTCTGTCTGGCAATGCGTTCAAGAAGGTGTATTTCGATCCGTCACTGGATCGTCAGGTGTCGTTCTTCGTTCCTGCGGAAGACATCGTTGTGCCTTACGGCGCGTCCAACTTGCAGTCTTCTCCTCGCATTACCCATGTGATGCGCAAGACCGAGAACGAGTTGCGCAAGCTGCAAGTGGCAGGGTTCTACCGCGACATTGACTTGGGCACACCGGATAACGTGCTCGATGAAGTTGAGAAGAAGATTGCCGAGAAGATGGGCTTCAGGGCCACGTCTGATAACCGCTTCAAACTCTTGGAGATGAACGTAGACCTCGACCTTGAGGGCTATGAGCATAAGGACAAGAAGGGCGAGAAGACGGGCATTGCCTTGCCGTATGTGATTACCCTTGAAAAAGGAACCAGCAACGTGCTGGCTATTCGCCGCAACTGGGAGCCTGATGATGACACCTACGCAAAACGCCAACACTTCGTCCATTACGGATACGTTCCGGGATTTGGCTTCTACTGTTTTGGTCTCATTCACCTCATCGGCGCTTTTGCTAAGTCAGGCACTTCTCTTATTCGTCAGCTTGTCGATGCTGGTACTCTAAGTAACCTGCCCGGTGGCTTCAAGACTCGCGGCATGCGGGTTAAGGGAGACGATACACCGATTGCTCCGGGCGAGTGGCGCGATGCGGACGTGGCCAGCGGCACACTTAAAGACAACTTGCTGCCCCTGCCGTACAAAGAGCCTAGCCAGACACTGATGGCTCTGCTTGGTCAGATCGTTGAAGAGGGCAGACGTTTTGCCAACACGGCTGACTTGACGCTCAGTGACATGAGTGCGCAAGCGCCTGTGGGTACTACCTTGGCGATTCTGGAGAGAACGCTCAAAAACATGTCGGCTATTCAGGCACGTGTCCACTACTCGATGAAGCAAGAGTTGGGTCTGCTCAAGAACATCATCGCTGAGTACACACCTGACGATTACGACTACCAGCCAAGCGAAGGCTCACGCAAAGCCAAGAAGTCTGACTACGATGACGTTGATGTCATTCCAGTCAGTGATCCTAATGCGTCAACGATGGCGCAGAAGATTGTGCAGTACCAAGCGGTCTTGCAGTTGGCCCAAGGTGCGCCGCAGTTGTACAACTTGCCACTCTTGCACCGCCAGATGCTGGAGGTGTTGGGTATCAAGGATGCGGCCAAGCTCGTGCCGATGGACGATGACCAGAGGCCCACAGACCCTGTGTCGGAGAACCAGAACGTGCTCAAGGGCAAGCCGGTCAAGGCGTTTATTTCTCAAGACCACAAGGCGCACATCACGGTTCACATGGCCGCGATGCAAGACCCCAAGATCATGGCGCTCTTGCAAAACAACCCACAGGCACCTGCGATGCAGTCAGCCATGATGGCTCACATCAACGAGCACTTAGGGTTTGAGTATCGCAAGCAGATCGAGCAGACGCTTGGTATGCAGTTGCCAGCGCAGATAGACGAGTCGGGCGAGGAAGTTCAGATGTCTCCAGAGGTGGAAGCGCGGCTGTCTCCGATGTTGGCGCAGGCTGCGCAACAGTTGCTCCAGAAGAATACGCAAGAGGCACAGCAGGCTCAGGCGCAACAACAAGCGCAAGACCCGATTGTCCAAATGCAGATGAAAGAGCTTCAACTCAAAGAGCAAGACAACCAGCGCAAAGCCGCCAAAGATCAGGCCGA